GTGTAAAGTAGAAGTTGATAAACAGATAGATGAACACAACTTTTGGTTTGACTCTTTAGACGGAGCATACGAATGGAAAACGTATTTTGACAAAAACATAGAGCCTCTTGAACTAGAGGGTGAATACCCACAAGGAATTTATGATGACTAAAATATTAATAATTGTCACTTGTTCTATTGACAAATGCGTGTAGCTGAGTATAACTAGGGACTTATGACAATGAAATATGAAGTAATAATAAATATAGAAGTTGATCCTTCTGCTAATTTCTTAGAGGTGTACAACCCCTCTAGTCCCTTTGTAATAAAAGAACTAATGTACAATATCATGTATGATATAGATGACGTAAAGATAACAAACTGTGAGGTAACATTAAGTGACTAAGATAACACTAGACGATGTTGAATACGACACAGACACGTTTAACAAAGAACAATTAAGTTGGGTAGGAGAGCTACAAAAGAATCACTCCGTGGGGACAACCCTTACCTATCAGTTGAGTAGTTTAAATGTTGTAAAAGAAATACTTATGAACAAACTAAAAGGGTCTTTTAAATGATTACTGAAGAAGATATGAAAGCCTTTCAAGGCTACAGTGAGTGGGTAGAGCGTAAGATTATTACAGACCCACAAGACCGACTCAATGAAAATGTTCTTGGTCTCTGTGAAGAGGCTGGGGAAGTAGCAGGTAAGATTAAGAAACGTATCCGTGACAAGACAAAAGTAACACCCGAAGCTATCCTAGGTGAGCTGGGTGACGTACTTTTTTATACTACAGCACTAGCTAACTACTACAACTTCAACCTAGCATCTGTCATCACACAAAACATGGTCAAACTAGACGGTCGTGAGTCTAGGGGAACCCTAAAAGGGAGTGGGGATGAGAGGTAAAAAGAGCAAGATACAAATTCGGGCCAATGAGCTAATAAGACCTATTGACCAACAGATTATGATGTGCGACAGCAGGGAAGAAACCTTGCTGTTTGCTTGCATTTTACTTGAGAAAGCTAAAACTATCTTTGAGGCGAACTTAGGTAAGCGTGGAAGAAGAGAAATATTTCGTATGAGAATGGGTGAAGACAAATGAGTAACAACTATCTACCAACAGACTACCAGACCTTTATTGCAACCAGTCGTTACGCACGATGGCTTGAAGACAAAGGACGCCGTGAGACGTGGACAGAAACTGTTGACCGTTATATGCTTAATATTGTTGATAGCTTTGTTGACAAAGATACATATAGAGATGTTGCCAACGCTATCCTAGGCTTAGAAGTTATGCCCAGTATGCGTTCACTAATGACTGCGGGTAAAGCTGCAGAGCGTGACAACACCTGTATGTATAATTGCTCCTACCTACCCGTAGATGACCCTAAGTCCTTTGATGAGGCTATGTTCATCCTCCTCTGTGGTACTGGGGTTGGCTTCAGTGTTGAGCGGCAGTTCATTAGTAAACTCCCTGATGTGCCTACTCTTTTCCAGAGTGACACGACTGTCGTGGTTAAGGATAGCAAGGAAGGTTGGGCGAAAGGTCTCAGGCAAGTGTTAGCACTCCTATGGGCTGGTGAAATCCCTAAGTGGGATGTTAGTAAGGTTCGTCCTGCAGGTGCAAGACTTAAGACGTTTGGCGGACGTGCTAGTGGGCCTTCTCCACTTATTGATCTGTTTAATTTTTCTACTACAACATTCCGTGCAGCACAAGGTCGTAAGCTGTCTAGCATTGAGTGTCACGACTTGATGTGTAAGATTGGTGAGGTTGTAGTAGTAGGTGGTGTCCGTCGTAGTGCTATGATTAGCCTATCAAATCTATCTGATGATCGTATGCGTCATGCTAAGTCAGGTAACTGGTGGGAAAATGCTGGGCATAGAGCCTTGGCTAACAACTCTGTCTCTTACACTGAGAAGCCTGATAGTATGGCTTTCATGCGTGAGTGGACAGCCCTAATGGAAAGTGGGAGTGGAGAACGTGGTGTATTTAATAGAGAAGCTTCAATTAAGCAAGCAGGAAAAAATGGCCGTAGAGAAACTTGCTATGAGTTTGGCACAAACCCCTGTTCGGAAATCATCCTCAGACCGAATCAGTTCTGTAATCTTACGGAAGTTGTTGTCCGTGCCACAGACAATATGGAAGACCTTTCAAGAAAAGTCCGCCTTGCAACTATACTTGGAACAATACAATCCACCTTCACCAACTTTCCGTACCTGCGTAAAGTGTGGTCTAACAATACCGCAGCAGAACGATTGCTCGGTGTGTCTCTCACGGGGATAATGGACAACCCTTTAATGACTGCAGCTAATGAAGGATTAGCTGAAACATTGGAGTATCTTAAAAATGTGGCTGTTACTACTAATGCTGAGTGGGCTGACAAGCTTTCTATCCCTGTTAGCACTGCTATTACTTGTGTCAAGCCCAGTGGAACAGTTTCCCAACTGGTTGATTCAGCTTCTGGAATACATGCTCGTCATTCTCCCTATTATGTCCGTACTGTACGCGGTGACAATAAAGACCCACTAACACAGTTCATGATTGATCAGGGTGTACCAAGTGAGCCTGACGTAATGAAGCCTGACGCTACCACAGTGTTCAGCTTCCCAATGCAATCACCCCTAGGTGCTATCCATACTGCTGATATGTCTGCACTAGAACAGCTAGAGATGTGGTTGATGTATCAACGTCATTGGTGTGAGCATAAGCCTAGTGTTACGATCAACGTCAAGGCTGATGAATGGTTTGAAGTAGGAGCATTTGTGTACAAGCACTTTGATGAAATGTCAGGCGTATCTTTCCTACCATTCAATGAGCATACTTATCAACAGGCTCCGTATCAAGATGTAGATATTACGGTCTATCGTAACCTTCTATCTATTATGCCCAAGAGTATTGACTGGTCTAATTTATCTGAGTACGAACAAGAGGACAACACCAGTGGTATGCAAACAATGGCCTGTAGTGGAGATGTGTGTGAGATGGTGGATATTACCTAATGCAACTTGAGTTGTTTAATAATCTAATTCCTCCTCTACTTGAGGGGGGCTTAGAGTGTAATGACTGTGGTATAATCCAACCTGTTGAAAACTTTCAACGTGTGCCATCAGGAGAAATAAAAAGAAAGTGTAAGTCCTGCAAGAAGAAACAAGTAAATGTAGTAGAGCATTTAAAAACCTTAAATACTTACCCTGATGAAAATTATCTGTGTCCTATATGCCAGAGGAGCCTAAAAGAAATAAGCAGTAAAGGACAGAAGAAACTACAATCATGGGTGCTAGATCACTGCCACAAAACTGAAACATTCAGAGGGTGGCTATGTGGCAACTGTAACACAGGATTAGGTGGATTAAAAGACAGTCTTGAAAGAGTAAGCAAAGCTAAAATATATTTGGAGAACCATATAGACAAATAAAAGGAGAAGTAAAATGATTTGGATTTATGTAGTAGCAATAACACTAACTAACCCAGTAAATGTAAAAAGTTCTTTTTCAATACACGCCCCAAACATGGCATTTAGAACAGAAGAGTCTTGCCAATCATGGCGAGAACATGATATGCTACGTTTGTACAAGTCAAGACCAGATGATAATGCCAAGGCAGTAAGCCAGTGTTTTTCATTACCTTTTAATATAGATACAGAAAGTTAATACTATCATGACCAAGTGGAACTTACCAAAAGATAATTCTTTTGACCCTGTAACTAAACCTTTACATTACAACACAGGTGAGATAGAATGCATTGACTACGTTAAACAGGTGTTAGGAGTTGAAGGGTTTATTGCGTACTGTCACGGTAATATGATTAAGTACCAACATCGTCACAGGTATAAACAAAATCCTGTAGAAGATATGGATAAGGCTGATTGGTATATGCAAAAGATGCGAGAAGCTATGAAGGAGGTTCATAAGTGAAACCATACGAACGAGGCAGAAGGGACTTTACGGTAGGTAATATTTCTAACCCTTACCGTAAAGACTCTAAAGACAATAAAGATTGGGAGTATGGTTTTAACAAATCCTACTTCTTCAATTTAGAAAAGGTAAAGAACATTGAGTCAAAAAAACTTAGCCGAAGAAGCCAAGAAGTACACTAATAAAAAACGTACACCTAGAACACTTAAGCCCCTCACTTCCCGAAGGTATCTAGCAGGACAAGCTCTTGCTGGGATACTCTCAGGTAGTAAAGGGGCTTTAAATATGACTGAGGTAAAACGGTCATCATATGAGTGGGCAGACTTTATGTTAGAAGAGGAAGATTAGTAGGGCTTAGGTAGTATTTTTCTTCTGTATTTTTCGCCATCTAAGTAGGCGCCAATTAAAACAAGTTGGTCAAGCACCTCGGACTCAGACTCAACATCTGCAAGGTCTGAAAAGGAATCATATACTCCCATTTCTTTTACTATCTTATCTAAAGCTTTAACACTGTTAGCTTTTCCTACTAGCTTCATCATTTTAAACAAAACCCTGTCATTAGATTGAACAGCGCCCAGTTCCATAAAGGCTTCAGTTAATCCTTTTGCATCTTCTAAGACCATCTTAACT